GTGTTACGGGGGGGTGTTACGGGGGTTCGACGCACAATTGTTTCGTGAAAACAAGGGTTTAAGCGTTTTGTGTCACACCGTAATTCTATTTTTATTAATAGAATAAATTTTTATATATAAAGGGTTTATAGCATATGATGTAGTATATAAGGGTTTTGGGAAAATCGGTGTTACGGTTTGACATTGGCCTTAAGCCACTGCGAATAAAGGGGAAAAGGTGTCACAGGGGGGTTCGACGGGGTGTGACACCCTTCGACGCTCGGCGCAACTCACCCACTTGCGCTAAACGCAATTAAAAATGGCACGTAAACGTAAACGCAGGTATATAGCCCACGGAATACGTAGACGTAGACGTGCGGTTAATTGGACGTGGACGTGGAATAGCCAATTCAGAGCACGTGGACGTGGACGTACCGGAATTTTGTACGGGGACGTAGACGTGCGGGTAATTGGTATTGATCCGGGGCTATCGGGGGCATTGGCCGTTGTGAGCGGTCAGCCGGGTGCGTTCGTCGTCGAGGCCGTGCATGACCTGCCGACGTATAGCGAAAAAACTTCAAGCGGCAAAAACCGACGCCATATTGACCCGGTTGCGCTTGCGGCCATGATAAAAGCCGTCGGCCCGGTTGACCGGGTCACGGTCGAACGGTTGTCGGCACCGCCCGGTATATCGGGCCTTGCCGCGTATAGCCTAGGGGCAACGGCCGCAACCCTTGCAACCGTTTTACGACTTGCCAAACTTTCCTATCGGTTGACGTCGCCCGTCGTTTGGAAGCGCGCGCTTGACGTGCCCGCTGATAAAGAAGCGGCCCGTCAATTCGCTTGCCGCCTATTCGGCCATGATACCCATTGGCCGCTTAAAAAATCGCACAACCGTGCCGAAGCGGCCCTATTGGCCGCTTGGTCCATTATGGCCGCGTAAAGCCCGAACTTGCAAAACGATTAGGGCCGCTTGCAACCGCTTTTCATCTTCGGCCGTATTAAGCCACGGGCACATACGCAAGGCCTTTGCCATATTGCGCAATGCAAACGTCGGTTGACGGCCGACAATAGCGTCAGCTTCTTGATAGGTCATAGCGTGCTTTCCTTTCCTGTTAGCAACCGCGTTATGGCGATTGATAAGCGGCCCCGCATGCAAGGCCGCCTATAAACCGTCAAACGACAAAGGCCGCGCTTGCGCGCGGCCCGTTGCAACCCGTCAACCTAAAACGTAACCCCATGCCAATATTGCGGCCCATAAGGTCAAAAGCGCGGCCGTGCCGAATATCGCGTCAAAAATTAATCGCATAACAATATCCTTTTGATTAGGCCGCAATCGCGTCGGCACGTTTTTTCTGCACGCCATGGGCCGGGAAACCGACAATAGCGTCGCGCAACCGTGCGCAAAGGCCGCAAGAGGCACATGTCACGTCGTCACGATAGGTTGCGGGGCAAACGACAACCTTGCGGCCTTGCGGGGTTGTGATTTTTTCGGGGCCGTTAACGCTTGACGGTAAAACAACAACAACCGGGCCGATATCCAAGGCTGCAAGCTTATCAGCGTGCGCAAGGTTGTTGCCCGATAGGTTGACCGTAAACCCGGCCTTATTAGCGTCGGCAACGACCTTGCGGTTGCCCGCGTTGTTGATCACGTCGTAATGGGTATAGGTAAAGCCCCGCTTGCCCGCATTGGCTTTTACAAGCGATTTTAAGGCCGTTTGGTCAATCGCAATGCGGTTGCCGGGCAAGTCGCCCGCTTGGTTGTGCCGCCATAAAGTACCTTGCGCAAGAGACGCAACCGCTTGGATAAATTGCGGCCATGCAACCCCGGCCGTCAATTCCGTTACCTTTTGCCAATACATGCCAAGCGGTCCGTTGCCCGCATAGCAACCCGCTTTGCGCAATGGGCACGCGTCGGGGCACGTTTCATAGGTTGTTGTTGAAACCGGTATAGGGCCGGTTTTTTCGTTTCGTGATTTAAGCGTTAATGCGACTTGGTATTTCATGTCCTAACCCTTTTTTTTAATTGCGTGCGGGCCGCAAGCGATTAGACGCAATTCGGCCCCGGTTGTTTTTGATTTTATGCAACGGTCATAATTAACAATTCTTCGGCCCCATAAACGGCCGGGGCTTCGCATGCTTCGCAAGTATATTTACGGGCGTCGGGTTCAACCCCATAAGCTTCGGCCCCGCATGCAACGCAAAAGCCCCGATAATCGTCAGCTTCGCAAGCTTCCATAATGGCGTCGGTTGTAATTGATTTATGCATTTTCATGGCGTTGTTTCCTTTCAATTCGGTTTTGCGGCCATTATGGCCGCTTTCAATTCAGCATCGGCCGCTTCGATTTGAAAACCCATGCCACCCCATTGAATGAAAGCGCCGTTGTCAAAAACAAAGCCACGACGGTTTTTAAATATGAAAGTCCAATCGGCCTTCAAAGTATGTTGTTTCATGGCGTAAATCCTTTCCTTTGTTGCGCCGTGCTCTTTATCTGTAATGACTAGTTTGATCAGATACAAGTAAAAATATTGTGCCCGACGCAATTATTTTTTCGGGCAAGGTTGCGTACCAGGTGAGAAAATTAGGTCAGCAAGGTTGACCTATTTAATTAGGTCAGCAATAGTGACCTAATATCAAAAGCTTAGGGGCTTGTTACAATTGACGTGGCAAAAGGGGCAAAGCGGCAATCCGATCGGGCCTGTTAACGCAAAAGAAGCCGCATTAAAACGACGGTTGCATGGGCTGACGTTTAAAGCGGTTGACGCATTGGAACGGGTGCTCAACGACGACGACGCCACGCATGGCGAACGTCTTGCGGCCGCGCGGGAAGTATTTGACCGGGCAATCGGTAAACCAAAGCAATCGGCAACGGTTGACGTTGTGCACAACGCAAGCCCGCACCTTAGCGCACTAGTCACATTGGCAACCTTAACGGCCGCGCGGGTGCAAAGCGCACCCGTAATTGATGGTCAAGTCATTGATATCATTGAGCCGTACACTATTGTTCATCATTCGGAAACAGTGGACGTGGACGTGGACGCGGCCAATGAATGAACATTCATTCACTGAAAAAGCCACGCAAGCCAAAGCCCACCAAAACCCCCCGGCAGTGGGGACCACCCCCGGCAGCGGTTCTATAGATACCCACCCTGTTTCTATAACCACGGAAAAACTTGTGACCCCCACCCCACCCCCTGCGCAGAACGCAATCGACCCGAAAAATATAAAAACAATGGAAGAAGCCTACGCATTCTTCATTGAAGTATATCGGAATCGACCAGTTGAGTTCGTTGAGGACGTGCTAAAGGCAAAGCCGCTGCCGTGGCAAAAAGATTTCCTGAACGCAGTTGCGCGGGGCGAAAGACGAATCAGCGTCCGTGCGGGCCACGGTGTGGGAAAGTCTACGGTGTGCTCTTGGGCGTTAATTTGGTTCATGCTCACACGTTATCCACAGAAAAGTGTATTGACCGCGCCTACCGCCGGACAATTGTTTGACGCCCTGTTTTCGGAAGTCAAAAGGTGGGTAAACGCCTTGCCGGAGTTCCTAAAAGAAAACATCGAAGTGTTCTCGGACAGGATCGTGCACAAGCACGCTCCCGAAGCGAGCTTCATGTCGGCGCGTACTTCCTCTGCCGAACGACCAGAAGCCTTAGCAGGCGTCCACTCCGAAAACGTATTGATCATCTGCGACGAGGCCAGTGCTATCCCCGAACCCGTGTTTGAGTCGGCTGCGGGTTCGATGTCCGGCCACAGCGCGACGACGGTGCTTATTGGGAACCCGACCCGCAATAGCGGGCTGTTCTTTAAGACCCACCACCAGCTCAAGTCGGATTGGTACACAATGCACGTATCGTGCTTTGACAACCCGCTCGTATCCGAAGACTTTATCAATCAGATCAGAACCACCTACGGTGAGGGCAGCAACGCCTTCCGCGTCCGCGTGCTGGGGGAGTTTTCCTTGCGCGAAGACGACGTGCTGATCGCGGCGGAATTGGTGGATGGCGCGATGGATCGGGACATTGTGCTCGATAGGCACGAACCCATCATCTACGGCGTGGACGTTGCGCGTTTCGGCGACGACCGTACCGTGATATGCAAACGACAAGGCCAAATCGTCACCGAAATCAAATCGTGGACAGGAAGCGATTTGATGGAAACGGTCGGAAGGATCGTGCATGAAGCCGAGATGGATAGCCCTGCTGAGATTTGCGTTGATTCTATCGGATTGGGGTCTGGTGTTGCTGACCGTCTACGCGAGCTTGGA